TGGTGCATATTTATATGGTATATCATCAAAATATGTTGGTAATTTACAATATAGAGATCATTTTGCTGAAGCAAATACATTAGCAAATAGAGCAGGTTTTTCAAAAACAGCAAAATTTGGATCATATGATATTGATTGGAATTTAAGAAAAGAATTTGATGATTTTGTTATTAAAAATCGTAAAAATATATGGGGATTAAATGAAGATGTTGAAATTATGGAATTAGATAAATGGATAAGCAGATATACTGGAACAAAATTAAAACAAAAAGAAGATGCAATATTAATTGCAGATTTATTATCAATACAAGAAGAAATTAAATCATATAAATCAATTTTTCGTAGAAAATTTTTCATGAAAAGAGAATTAATAGCAAAATTAGTTTTGTCCAAATTTCAACCAAGATTAGTAACTGGTGTAACCCCAGAAGTTAATGTTATATGGGGTAGATATGTATTTACAATGGCTAAAATTATGGGATACATATTTGGTGGAAAATTAAATCAATATGTTGATCCAGTTACAGTTAATCCAAATTATGTCTACGCATCAGGTATGAATAGATCACAATTAGGTGAAAAATATTTTAATCATATTAATGAAGCAACTACAAAAAGATTATATATAGAAGCCGATGAAAGTAGATATGATTCACATCAAGATTATTTTATATTAAGTATATTATATAGAGAAGCAAGAAAATTGGTTGGTTTTGATATATTTGCTGATATTGTAATACAAACAAGATTAATGGGTATGTATGGCAATATGACCAAAGGTGTATCATTTAAAATTGGTAATAAACGACAAACAATTTCACCAGATGATGACAAATCAAAAATAAAATGGTTAAAACATTGGTTTACTACATTACGTGGTTCTGGTGAACAAGATACAACTTTGGGTAATAGTTTTATACAAATATTGAAAAATGCATTTATTGTATTTAAAACAACTGGTAAAAATCCATTTATTGAAAATTTAGATTTTATTTGTTTTGTATTAGGTGATGATAATTATATGGTTGGTGATGCTGATTTTATTAATAAAGTATATCAAGGTGCAAATGATATTTCATTAAGATTAGGTTTTCATACAGAATTTTTATTAGGTGATAAATACAACATGACATTTTGTTCATCTGTATTTATTGAATTAGAAAATTCTGCAATTTTAGCACCTTTACCTGGTAAAGTATTTTTTAGAACATTTTATAATTTAAAAACACAATTAAAATTTAACAAAGCAGCAGCATATTGTAAAATTATTATACAAGGATTATATAGTGATTTAAGTTGGTGTAAAATCACAAATGATATTTTTGATAAATTATTAACATTATTAGAATTTTGTGACGAAGAACAATATATTGATAAATTTGAAACCTGGAAACATAGTCACAAATCAATATTATTATCACGTGATAATATGACGGTTCATAAAATTAATAAAGAATATTTATATGATTTTTATTATAATCGGTATAATTTAACTAAAGAAGATATTATTGATTTTATTGATCAATATAATCCAAATAAACCTTTTCATATTATTGACCATGATGTTATTAATTCCATGGTATTACGTGATGCATATGGTGTTGAAACAAAAGATTTATCAGAAGCAATTAATAATGATAGTTTACTGTCTAATGAAAAAGTATATTTCTCTGAAATTGGGAACTTCAGAGAAATAGTGGACAATGTCCACTAGCCCATAAGTTACCAAACATATTTTCACGCTGACGTAAACATTTATGTTATATCGTTAGCATTGTGAAAGCTCAGTAAAAGACTCCTGCTGAAGCTGGATGTTTGGGAGCGCGCAAATTCAATACAGATGTTATGGGACGGTTCTATACTAGAATAAGTTAGCAGTCTATTATTATTATTAATTGTTACTATAAAATTTTGTGGAAACAGCGGGCAACATTCTTACCATGGCGAGAATGATTATGTCCTAAGAGGAGTTGTGGGCCACATATGATTTAAATATCACACTCTATTAAAACTAGAGTTATG